CATCTAGGCCCGCCTTTGTAGAGCCAAATCGAGTACGTGTCCGCTCCGTTAGGGCCAAATCCAGGGTTAACGGCGCGGTCTCCTGCGGCTATTATATCCTCTTTTCGGTACACCCTCTTCGCGTTTACCATCTTCTTACAGAACTCGCGGCTGTCATCGCTGTAACGGTTTGGAGCGTATGTATAGCGTACCTTGATAATCTCCGTGTCTTGTTCGGATCCCGCTTGCGGCTTGGAGCTTGGTACATTGGCAAAGGTCAGCATTGCATCCCGCTTTTCCTCCAGGTCGTAATCAACTTCTACGTCCTCGATAAGTTCCCAATCGTCCCCCATCTCTTCGCCTTGTTCAATTAGCCATTCAGCGGCCTCTACCTTTGGGCCTTCAAAATCGCTAGAGAGTTCGATATCGGTGGCAAACATTGCTTCCGCCTGTTCCAATCCAAAGCCCAACATAGAAACGAGGATCTGAATAGCCTGTACGCGCGTGAGTTCTCTTGTTTGAACTTTGGCTATAACGTCCACCGCCGAACTAATCTGAACGCCTGTATACGACTGCTCTACATTTGCCTCCTCTACTGCGTTTCCAATAGGGATAACTGTCGGTGAAATACCGGAGGCATTTAGGAGTGTCTTCACGCTGCTAATAATTACATCGCGATAGCCGCCAACCACATTCTCTTCAAAGAGTTCTGAGGCCTCTGCAAGCTCTCCCCCGCCGCCCAACTTGCCCGGCACAGCAACCCCAAACATCTGCGGAGACGTAACGCGGTGGCCTATCATAATCTTTGCAGTGACCTCCTCGCTAAGAAATTGGTATTGATTGTGAGCATCCGATAATTGGAACGGCTCGAAATCCGGCTTTCTATCGGGATCGTCGGAGTAAGTAACGATGAACTTCCCCGCGTTGCCCGCTCCGCTCAACTGCCGCTCTATATCCATCCGGATACGGTTTCTTTCTTCCTGCGGCGGTATACCGTTCTTAAAGTGAATCGAGAACGACGGACTCATGCCGTTCTGCATATTGTTAATATGGTATATAGAAATCTCTTTGTCTAGCTCTATGTAGTTTATTGAGCCAATGTAGTCGGGCTTCGGGTAATAGAATGAACCCGGAGAGAACGGCTTCACGTACATAATTTGTGTAGGGTGGTCGAGCTTCTTATCTACGTCGAAACAACAAATCTCCTCAGGCTCTTGTCGCTTATCGGTCCAGTCCTTAGAGTAGTAATAGTATTCAACCTTTTCCTCTTCGTTTACGAAGCCGCTACGGACGTTCTCGAAGGGTAGGTGTGAGACGTTCGCGATAGTCGTGCGGTCGAGGCTCCAGTTGATTTCGAGAGCGAAACCGCCCTGTATCTTAAAGTCTAAACACGCCTTGCGTAGTTCGTTATTTAGATTCCATTGATCGAAAGCGAGGCGGCCTTCTAGGTCTGAAGCGTCGAAGCCTTCGCCAAAAATCATCATCGCAATGGAAGTAACCAAAGCGTTGTGAGTGGCCGAAGAATGGTATAGGTCAACGAGGTACTGAGGGAAAAGATTATCATCTCCGTAGTTTACGAAGCCTTCGCGGTTGGGCGTTTCGCGATAACTACGCTCCTCGTATTTGCTGAGTTGTAGAATTTCCATTACTGGTAATAAATTACGTTATCCGGAATGGATATAGAAGGAATGTCGTATCCGGTCTCTCCGGTTACCGTAAGTGTGCCGCGTTCAATTAAACCCTCAACGCTTGCATCCAAAGGGCTGAGGTTGGTGCTTGAGTTTTGCCCGTACACGTCGTATGTATATTGTCCCGATTCTGTAAGAAGAACCCTCCCCGAAGCTCCAAGCGGCTGGTTAGTTAGTACGGAGAGCTTAGTATATCGTGCGTTATCTGCATCGACATTCCCAACCATCGCGTAAGTGTCCTGGCTTGCCATGCTGGTAAAGATAACGAGGTAATGAGTAAACGCGTCGAAGTCCTTTTTAGCCTCTTGAAGCGTGAGGTAAATGAACTGTTCTTCCGAGCTGTTGGGTGTGAGTGTGATCATATTAAAAAAGAAAAGGGAGGACTAATGCCCTCCCCCGCCCTGTAACCTTTGAACCAAACAAAAATGAAATCAGGATCCAGCCGTGAATGTCACGTTTCCGCCTGTTAGGGTAGTAAGGTGAGGGGCTGGTATGGCCTCTTCTGCTGTCAGTTGGATTTGATAGCCGTTAAGGTCGCCCTTCGCGGTTCCCGTTCCGAAGGTTCCCCCGGTGGCTTCCGCTCCGGTGGTGTGCCCCATGATAATATAATTATCGTTATTGTCTTGAACGATAACGCAAAGGCGGCTTTTTAGAAGGTCGTACAGCTCTTCCGAATCGGCAGCTACCAAATTGGGCAAAGTCAACTCTACCACCTGCGAAAAGAATACCGTTCCGTTCTCAACTGAGGCCGTTACGGTCTGCTGGAATGAACCGCTGTTCTTGGTAAGTTCAAATCCAAATACGGTAATCGCAGATGCAGCGTCAGAAATAGCGCCGTTTGCAACCGTTCCCCAATCCGCCGCATCGAAGGCCTTGACCCAGACGCGTTTGATTCCTCCGATTTTGTCTTTACAGGGGAAGGAACGCCCTGAAACTGTAATACTACAAGCCATGAGTTAGAGGAATTGTGGGGAGGGATTTAAGGCCCCTCCCCGATTCAATTAGGATGTGCGAACTATCGCTGCGTAACCGTCGTGATCAACAACTTGCGTACCGCCGTTGAACTTCATAATAACGCGCGTAACGTCGTCACCAGTTACGCCCGTCAAATCCAAAACAGAGGCTTGAATGTGATCAGTCAAGAGGTTTGTTCCGAAGTAGATGTTATCCAACTTCGTCAACAGCAAGCAATCCTCCGGCATTCCAGCGGGAGTAATGATATCGTAACCAGCGTAGCGAGCAACGAGGCCATCGTTCAAAAATGGTTGGTTGTAAGTGCCTGCCAACGCTTTGTAGTAAAGATTTGCAGTTGCTCGACCCATAATCAACTTCGTGTTCGGGTCGCCTTGAATTGCAATGGGTAAAGTAGTGCAAAGCGTGTTCAAGTGAGTCAATACACCTGTGTCAGCGTGAGAGTCAGCGGTAAAAGTTCCGGCGGCGGCGGTCTTGTAGGTTCCGCTTGCGCCTTGAACCTGTGCCATGATACCGTCGAACGAAGTATTCGCGTTGGTAGTAGAGCCGTCGATTTCAAAGTTCCCCTGCCACATATTCAACTCTACGCCTTCGGCAACTTTCGCGGCTACGTATTGAGCGACGTAAGAAGAAAAGTCCGCAGGAGCCGCTGAAGACTGGCCGCGCATCTGAGCAGATTCCCAAGTCAAACGAAGGTCTTCGTTACATACCTGTTCGTTAATCTTGAGCGCGGTTGCTGTGAGGACTGCTTCGCCCAAAGTTAATGGGCCGGATCCGGTTACAAAACCGCAATCGGTGTCTGCGAGCATTGATACGCCCGAGAACTTGCGGAGAACCGCTTTCGAGTGTACGTTTTCAAGAACGGAAATGTAACCGTTCGCGATTGAGTCAGCGGAGAGAACTGCCGCTGCTACATAAGGTCGTGCCGCTTCACCCGCGTAGGTTCCGGCGGCGATACTAGCGTTAGCCATTATTTAGAAAATTGATTGTGGATCGCGGCAACGCGCTCCTGGATTGATAAACTTTTCAAATCGACGGGGGCAACCGCCTCCATCTTTGGAGCGCGTGAGAGGCTCTTCGTGGCCTGCTTACTCAACTCCGTAATCTTTGCATCGCGCTCTTCGATTTGTGAAGAGAACTCCGCTTTTGTTGCTTCGATAGCTTCGGCAATCATACCGGCCACCGCTTCGCGTGTTAATACCTCGGTAGATGCTTCGACCTCTTTGACCTCTGCGGTCATCTCTTCTTCCTTTTCCTCTTCCGCTTCAACGGCTGGCTCTTCGGCTGCCTCCTTTACTTCGGTAACTGCACCCTCAGCGACGACCAACATGGATCCGTCTTGCAAAGTATACTCACCATCGGGTAGAGGGATTTGTTCGCCTTCGTCATTTACTACGAAAACAGAAGCACCGACCGCGAAAGAGTCCGCCTCGGTTTGGATTTCTTGCCCGCTGTCTAGCGTAGCAACTGCAAATTTTACCTCCGCATTCTCTTCGACTGATAACTCAACAGAGTACTTATCGAAAATGTCGGAGATGCGTTCTTTTAGTGTCATCTTCGAGGGATTTGTTATATAACGGTTTACTGGCCTTGTTCCTTACTCAACCGCTCCTCTAGGTACTCAAGTGCTAACTCCATCTCTACCGCCCACAGCAACTCAAGCTCTGTAAGTTTAGACTTCGCCCAACGTAGGCCCGCTTTGCCTCCCCATAATAGGTAGGAGATAGTCCCGCATTCGGTCGTACTGTTAGGGTCGTAATACTCGCCCGCCCTTGAGAGGTACGAATACATACGCTTAATTGTCTCCTCCGATATAGGTTCACCGTTGGCAAGTTGCTGCGCCCGTACCTTGCCCGTCTGCGTAGCGCATTTATTGTCTTGGTTCTCGTTTAATTCAATGCCCCTCTTAGCGTTGTTCTTTACCGCCTCGGGGTAATCGCTATACGACTCCATGTCTACGCGCTTTCCCTTCTTGTATCGCTTGTCCTTCTTTACCGTGGCCTTCGCTAGCTCGTACTTATTCGCGAAGTACCCTTCTATTGAGAAGCCTTTCACACTGCCTTCCTTCACGAACTTCTCCCAAATCGCGTCGTTCTCGACCTTCATTGAAACCATCCATGTACCAACAGGAACTTCTAGGCCGTACATACGGCTCTTGTCCTGCTCGCCTTCTACGATCCATGACTCTACCACGTGCAGCCCGTTTAAGGTATGCTCATGTTCTAGCGTGGCGTTCGCTTGGTTGCCGTTCTTGAAGTACAGCTCCATCGCCCGGCGGACGGTCTTCTTTGAGAAGTAAACGTAATATTCTTCAT